AAAATGTTTGCACTCGTTTTCAAATAGCAAGGGGGTTTTTGTATTAAAAATTGATACTAGAAGAAAGAATTCAATACTTTTGTATGTATCAGACGACCTACACGAAGAACTATTGAACGAGGGATTTATCTCTCGGCGGTTGTTTAGTTCCGAAGCTCCTAACTTTCCTCCATACTTGTCCTGGGTAGTGGTAGTTAGATCACTAGCTGACTTGGATAAATTTAAGAAATCCTTTGAGGGTTTTCAGGAAGGCGAAGATGATACTGAATGACTTCGAGTGTGAAGCTTGTGGGGACGTCTCCGAATACAGTTATAAATATGAAGATAAAGAGAATCTCGTGTGTGTAGCTTGTGCCAGTGCCGGTCTGAAAATGAGACTTAGCGCACCCGCCATTGCAACACTAAATACACGAGGGAGGGTAGAAGATGCGCTTAAGAGAAGAACCGTCAAAGACGCAGAAAAATATAAAAAGAGAAGACTCGAAAGGGCGAAAGAAAAGCACAAGGGGTTCGTCTAAAAAACCCCGCACCAGGGAAGAGGCGCTAGCTAAAGTCTTCTCTGTTGTGGATGTTAAAGAACTGGCTAATGACAGCACGTATCAGTTTGTTAAAGTTGATACGATGGATAAGCTCTTCGCTGCGTATGAGCAGTTCCTATTGGACGATCCAGATACGGTCGCTGTTGATACTGAAACGCAAGGTCTGCATTGGGGGCACCGTATTATCGGAGTGTCTTTCTCGTGGTCCGACCACAACAACTACTACATCCCCATGCGGCATGTAGGAGATGAATCACAGTTATTTGTGGGAGACTGCGTAGAAGTACTTAATGAGATGTTCTCTCACGAGAACAAGAATTATGTGTTCCATAACTATAAGTTTGATTATCACAAGCTTGTTAAAGAGGGCATTCACGTAGGCGGTAATATCCACGACACAATGTTAATGCATTATGTTTTGGATGAGAACGATCGGCACGCGCTAAAGCATCTAGCCACTAAGTATGTAGACCCCAAGGCAGACCACTACGAGAAAGTAATTGCGGACATCCGACGAAGGCTTGCTCGGGCATTGAAGATCAAGCTGGCAGATTTTGGGTTCGAGCATATCCCCGTAGACATTATGGTGCAGTATGCTTGTCGCGATACATTGTATACGTTGAAGCTTTTTCGAATGTTTAGTGAGCAGATTAATGCTGATGAGGGGACAGCCTCTGTATACCAGCGGGAGATTGATCTTCTTCCTGTCCTTTGTTCTATGGAGGAGGAGGGTGTCTATCTTGACCAGGATATGTTGGCTAAGAAGTCGGAGATTTTGCAGGGGGTGATCGACGAGTTGCGTCAGGAGGTTTATGACCTGGCTGCGTGTGAGTTTGATCTTAATAGTCCGAGTCAGCTTTCTCAGGTGTTACAAAATAAGGGAATTCACACGTTTCAGTATACTCCTAAGGGTAAGATGTCTACGGACAGAAAAGCTCTTAAGGGCATTGCTCGTTCCTACCCTTTTGTGTCTAAGCTTTTAGAGTATAGAGACCACTACAAGAATAAGAACACGTACACCGATCCTCTTCGTGGTCACTGCGATGCTGGTAGCCGCATCCACTGTAGCTACTCACAGGCGGTGGCTGTGACGGGCAGGCTGACGTGTCGTAACCCAAGCCTTCAAGTTATTCCCCGGTCAACTGGGATCCGGGAGGCGTTTGTCCCCCCCTCTGATGAGTACCTGATTGTTCCTATTGACCTCAGTCAGATTGAGCTTCGCCTCACAGCACACTACAGCGAAGATCCAATCCTTCTTCATGCATACACGCACGAGGAGGACATCCACAGTAGGACCGCTGCTGAGATTTTCTCTATTGATATCGAGGATGTACAGAAAGAACAAAGAACGGTTGCAAAACCCATCAACTTCGGTATCATCTATGGAATCGGACCAACAAAGTTGGCCGAGACGCTTGACGTTCCTGTGGAGGAAGCCAAGCACTATATAGAAATGTACCTTACTAGATATTCTGGGGTCTCCGATTTTATTGATAAGTATAAGAGACTAGCGAAGAAGCATGGTTACGTTAAAAATTACTTTGGCAGAGTTCGCCACTTAGAGTTTTTGAAAGACCCCCAATTGGAGCATTGGCAGAGAGAGCGTGGGTATAGACAGGCTGTGAACTTTGTTATCCAGAGTTCGGCAGCAGACATGTTCAAGATAATTATGCAACGAACTCATGCCCTGCTTAAGGGGCAGCGTTCATCGATGGTGATGAACATACATGATGAGATTGTGTTTTACATGCACAAGGAAGAGCTAGATTTATTGGTTCCTATTAAGGAAGCTTTTGAGCGGTGGAATTTTCGAGTTCCTATTTTAGCAGAGATTTCATATAGCGATGTTTCATGGGGAGCTAAGGAGACTTTAGAGATATAATGGAAGATGAGCATTTTATAAGAATAGATAGGCGCGAGTATGATCTTCGTCCGTTGTACGAAGAACTTAATCCGGTCGATGATGTTAAGATTGATCAGTCTGATCTCCAACGGGAATTCCTTAGGCAAGCAGGACTGACTGCTGCGTACGGATACCTGACGGCAGAGGCAGAAAAACAGGAGAAGCTGATTGAGTATCAGCTTGAGAGATTGTACGCTGTTTTGGATCAGCAGACCCGGATAGACTTTGACGCTGCCGGAGAGAAGACAACAGAAACCAAAATACGAAACGTAGTAATAACACATAAGGAGTATCAATCAGTAAAACTAGAAGCAATTGAAGCACACAAAAATACAAAGCTTTTCAAAGCAACGTGTAACGCTCTAAGCCATAAACTACAGGCACTTATCAATGCCGGGGCCGACCAGCGGAAGACGTTCATTGAACCAACTGTCCTTCGGGAGAAATAAAATGGGTAAATTCGATAATTTTGTAAGTTTAGATTTAGGTAAGATGGCTGCTGACGATACGCACTTCGGCAAACGAAGTGGTAAGCGTATTGAGCGGTTCAAGGTAGCGCCAGACACGCATCGTGTGATGCGTATTTTGCGCGGGGCTAACGACGGTTCCTTCTACCGCATCCGCAGCCAGCACTGGGGAATCCCTGTTGGTCACGGGAACACGCCGCCTTTGTCGTGCGCTCGTAAGCATGGGGACGGCACCTGTTACTTCTGTGAGGAGGTTAACCAGTACTTTAACTCTGGTGATCCCCGGCAGAAGGAGCTAGCTCAGCGCATGAAGTCTAGCGTTAGTGTCATGAGTAATGTCATTGACGTGAACGACCCTGTGAATGAGGACGGGACTCCTAAGGTTTTGATCTGGCAGTATAGCTGGAAGCTCTTCCAAGAGGTCCGCGCTTACTTCCGGGATGCTGACTACGGTGACCTGACTCACCCTGTGACTGGTCGTAACTTTAAGATCAGTGCGTCTATTGTGAGTTCACAAGGCAATCGAAAGTGGACTCGGTATGATTTGCAGGTTGGAGCAAAGCCGACTGAGCTTGAGCACCCAGAGGCTTTAAACCACCTCTATGATCTCGACAGCACGTTTCCGGTTAAGCTGTATACTTATGAAGAGCAGCAGATGATTTTTGACGGCACTTGGGACCCACGTAACCCAGGTCAGTTGCCTTCACCGGATGCAGCGCGCCCGAAGCCAAAGCCAATCGCCTCGATTTTCAAGTCGAAGGAGGAGGCAGAGCCGGAGGCAGAGCCGGAGGCAGAGCCGGAGGCAGACTTTGAGTCTTCAAAGTCCTCGTCCTCAGATGATGAGTTTGAGTCTTCAAGCAGTGCCGATGGTGACGATGATTGGAGCGATGTCCTAGATGACGTGGATGATGATAAGCAGAAAGCCATCCGTGACAAGCTAGACAAGCTCAAGAAAGCTGCCAAGAAGAGGTAATAGGTGAAACTAAAATCCTCCGGTACCGTTCGCCCTAAGAAATCTAAACCTTCTACAAAGGCACGTGACGATAGTCCTCTACCCGCTACTCCCCGCGCAAGTGGGGAGGTGCCTAAGACTAAAGCACTGGCCGAGCTAATGAGTTCGGTGTCAAAGACTCATGGGGATGGATCTTTGATGTTGATGGGGGAGAGTTCCGCCCACGAGGTGGGAGTGATTTCTTCGGGGTCAATAGGTATTGACCTTGCGTTCGGTATCGGAGGTTATCCTCGTGGTAGGATAGTGGAGGTGTATGGTGCGGAGTCGTCTGGGAAGACGACTCTTACCCTCCATGCCATCGCTGAGTGTCAGCGCTCCGGTGGGGTTGCGGCATTCATAGACGCAGAGCACGCGTTAGATCTTGCTTACGCCAGTAAGGTTGGCATCAACACGGACGAGCTTTTGTTTTCCCAGCCCGACTATGGGGAGCAGGCGTTAGACATCGTGGAAGACATCGTACGTGCCAATCTAGTAGACCTTATTGTGGTTGACTCCGTGTCTGCGTTGACCCCTAAGGCAGAGATCGAAGGCAACATGGAGAAGAACCATGTTGGTCTTCAGGCACGCATGATGAGCCAAGCTTTGCGAAAGCTAACTGCGGTCGTACATAAGACGAACACCTGCTTGATGTTTATCAACCAGACACGCACCAAAGTAGGGGTCATGTACGGCGACCCCACCGTTACGTCGGGGGGAAACGCACTCAAGTTCTACTGCACCATCCGAGCAGCCATCTATAAGCAGAAGATTATTAAGGCTGGGGATGTGGTGGTGGGGAACACTGTCCGTGTGAAGGTGGTGAAAAACAAGCTAGCCCCCCCGCTTAAAGAGGCGTACGTGGACATCATCTTTGGGCAAGGCATTGACTACTGGGGAGACCTTGTCGATATGGCTGTTGCGAAAGAGATAATTGAAAGGAAGGGTGCGTGGTTTAAATATAAAGGTGAGTCCATAGGACAGGGTAAATCTGGAGCGATAAGTTATCTAAAAGATCATAAAGAAACAGCAGATTTAATTGAATCAATACTACGAAAGTAGTTGACCTAGACTACACAGTATGATACAGGTATATACATATGAAGATAACAGAGACAACTCTTTCGTTGGGTAGGACGGTTAATCTCGGCAACTATGAAAGTCTTCGAGCGGATTTGTCGATCCGTGTAGCTTTAGATGATGAAGAGAAGGAAGACTTTGAGCGTGTTGTAGCTGAGATGCGAGCAGTCCTCTCCAGGAACTTAGAGATGGTCTTGCATACAAAATTAGATAATACAGAAGAGGATTTTATATAATGTCTTGGTTTATTGTTTCTATACTTCTTTCGTTTTCCTCCCCCGCTATTGCAGCCGCTGGATCATGTACTGACAAGGCTGCTTGTGTACATGACGTGGCGTGTGGGGTGGGTGATTGCTGGCGTGGGTTTTGTGAGAAGGGCCAGTGCCAAGCGTACTGGACGTGTGTATGAAGATAGCGCTTTACTCTGACCTACACGCGCACCCCTACAACAACGGAACTTTACTGGAGCACGGCACTAACAGCCGTGTTCAGGATGCCGTTGATGTCATAGGTCAGGTGTACTCTTATGCTATTGAGCACGAGTTAGATTACGTGTTCTTTGGTGGAGACCTGTTTGATAGACGCAAGTCTATTGATGTAGACACCTACAACCAAATCCATAAGACAGTTCAGTATTGGTCTGCTCGTATGCCGACCATCATGATACCGGGTAACCATGACCAAGCTAATAAGTCTGGGACCATCCACGCGCTGGAGAGGTTTCAGTCTGATCAATGTATGGTGGTGAGTACGCCAGGGTGGTACGACTTGGGTGATGGAGTTCACCTCTTTGCTGTCCCGTACTATGACGACGGAGAAGTGATAGCAAATCATGTCGTCGAGGGACTAAAGGATAAGCCGGAAGGAAAAAGACACCTGCTTATGATTCACTACGGGATCTCCGGAGCAAAGGTGGGACCGTCGGATTACGTTCTCCCGTGCGAGCTAGACCTGTCTATGCTCCAACTCGATGAGTGGAACATAATCTTTAGCGGCCACTATCACATAGGACAACAGCTTGGGAGCAAGTTCCACTACATTGGATCTGCGATGCAGCATCGATGGGATGATGTGGGATTAGAGAAAAGCTTTGTGGTTTATTCGTCTCCCAGGAGTTCTATAAAACGAGTGCGTACTATAGCTCCAGAATTTGTAGAGATGCGTGAAGATGAAAACCCCAAAGTCAAAAATTGTTTTGTTAGAATAATTAGTGAATCTGAAATAGATGAAGAAGAACAACACAAGGTAACCGAGAGGTTTATGGGGGAGGGCGCTCTATCAGTAGAGTTTAGATATGAGCCTAAGAAAGTGTCTGCTGGGAAGGCTCAGAGAATTGAATTCTCTGAGTCTGGTGGAGAATATCAAATTTTAGATGACTACATGGCATCAGATTTGGTAGACGTCTCCTCGTTCGATGAGGATAAGCTCCTTAATATCGGCAAAAAGATACTTACTTTAGCTCTGGATGAGGTATGAAACTATCTGTTTTATTTATATTACTTTTTACGTTTCCTGCTCTTTCTAGCCCCCCGGCTTGGCACTCTGCCCGCATCAAAGACCTCTGTTCTCAGTGTGTTGATTGCTGCATGGTAGGGAAGGTGAAGCGTGTTCCTTTTTCTAAATTTGACACTTCTCTTCTAGAGGTGGCTCGCACTAACTGTAAGAATGCGCGGCCCGATAAGGTAGATGTAGAGCTTTTGAAAGATCTCTTGTCTGTTGAGAAGAAAATAGGGGTGCCCTTAGCTTATCGCGGTGCTGTTTTAGCTGCTGCCTGTAGAGAGTCGGGGTATAAAACCACCGTCAAGGGTGACGGTGGGAAAGCTGTTGGCCTTCTTCAGATGTGGCCTTGGTGGAAGAGTCGATTCAAATTGAACCGATTAGACCCGATCGCATCTGCGAGAGCTTGGATTTCTCAGATACTTCGGACAGTGCCCAAGGCGACTCGGAAGTGTGGTAAGCGCCGTGCATTTGTACGAGCCTGGGCATGGGTCGCCTCTGGTCCTAAGGGGTGGAAGTGTAGATCTCCTCGCCACTACACCACCCTTAAGAGGTGGCACGCTTTAGTGCGTAAAGATTTATCTCGGATGGCAGCTAAATAAAGCCGTCGTTTTCGGAGGAAGTGGGTTTAGAAGGAGATTTCCACTTCTTGTATACTTCTATGCAACCCCCGTTTACGATTCGTACGTCAGCGTCTAACTCTATTGAGTAGAAAGTGACTACGGAGAGGTTTACTATTTTGGTTGGCCCGATGATCTCTCCGGAAAATACCTGCGTACCGTTTACGAAACATGCCACAAACGACTTTATCATGGGAGGGGTCACCTCTGGGAGAGTGCGACTACACCCACCAATTGTAAATACCCAAGATAAAAGTATGATAATAAAGAGTTTTAATTTATTCACAGATGTTTTCGTCTAGTATTTCTACTAAGCCAAAGTACATAGGTAGTACTTCGTAAGTTAGTTTAAACCACTTCCCCCCGGTAGCGCTGGATATATTCTCCCAAGATGCTTTTGTTGTGGGCTGGTCGGGGGTAAAGACATATATTTTTATATTTTTAACCCCAGACGCTGCTGCTAGAATTATATCTTTGTGTGCTGGTGGGCTTAGGAATGTCTGTGCGATTTCGTCAGTGAATATAATAATTACTTTATTGGAATCCTCTCTCCACGACATTGAGAAGTCTTGTATCGCTGGATCAGATGTGATGCCGTTGGGCCACGTAAGTGACCCAATGTCTGCGTAAGGGGGAGTGGTGGTGATGTTTTTAAGGGAGAAATAGAGAGCGTCTAAGAGCATCTCCTTACTTCCGGCTACTGAGGTAAAGGCTGGTGATATTTTTTTAGAGAATTCTGTAAATGGTACGAAATCTGTTACCAACATAAGTTTTTGAAGAAACAGATCTACTACCGGACCTTTTATAAGTCCCCACAGGATGACCTCTTCGTCAGAGTAGTGGGCTGCAAATAGTGCTAGTGCCTGGGAGACGGCAGAGATCTCTACATCCATGCTCGCAGACCAATCTACGATAAATAGAACGTCTGATTCTTGGAGTTCCTTTCCGTCATCAATGATGCCGTCGCAGTTTTCATCTGCCCCGTTGCAGTGGTCCTCTTTGGCGGGAACTACTTCTCCGGAGCAGAAGTTGGGAGTGAATTCTCCTGCGTTGTCGTTCCCCCACAGCCCGCTTTTGCAATAGACCTCTCCTGCTATACAGGTTCCAACGCCTTCGGTTTCGTTTGGTCCCGTGTAGCAACCAGCAAATAGGTCCTCGTCGATGAGTTGATTGCAGTTGTCGTCAAAGTTGTTACAAATCTCGTCTTCGATGGCTTGCCCTATTTGGGGGTCACAGAACTCGTCGGACGGGAAGTAGTGACAACTCGCGTAGCATGGTGTGGTTATTATCTCTGTACATTGGGGGTCACTACAGGCGCAGCTTTTGTATCCTTCTCCGCATAAGAGAGGAGATTCTGAGCAGGGAAAGAGTGCTCCTATGTCGTTTATGGTACAGGCGCAGTTTAGTCCTTCGTCAATCTTCCCATTACAGTTGTTGTCCAGGCCGTCGCACACTTCTTCTTGCGGTTGGGCGGCTGTACAAGAGATCCAGTTGCCTGCTGCACAGTATTCGACGCCTACTCCACATGCGGTGAAGCATTCCTGCACCAAGTCTTCGTCTGTTGACCCGTTACAGTTGTTGTCTACGTTGTCACAGGTCTCTGAGGGGGGGATTCCGCAGGTGCCACAAGCATTCTCTTGGCCCTCGTCTATTAAATCATCGCAGTCGTTGTCTATCCCGTCACAGATCTCTTCTGAGCACGGGCTTACACAGTCCCCGTATTGGTAAGTTCCTTTGTTACAGTATTTTTTACGAGTTCCAGGAAATCCGTCGTCGGTAGTGCAGTCTTCTTCTCCCTGGAGAAAGATGGTCGGGTCGCACTCGAATAACTCTACGCACTCCCCCACAGAGATAATACGAGGAGGATCTACACAGATGTCTACGACCACCGGCTTCTGCCACACAGCATTGTGAGGAGGGCAGAACCAGTATTGGGTTCGATAACAGTCTTCTTCGTAGGTGTCCTCAGGGACGTCCACAACGGAGTCTATAAGATGAACGTCTTGAGAAGAAGGGCCTGTTGAGTCGGCGCACGCGGGTAAATATATTAATATTAATATGGGTAGGAAATAGAAAAGTATTTTAATAAAGCGCATAGTTAATAGACTGATCCCAAATCTATTAACTATGTTCCGCTTGCGCTAGTACCTAGTCAAGAAATATTCTTCTTATACCGAGCCCTCTGCATATATTGTAGAAAGGATCCCGTCAGCACTATCTACGATTACGGCGGCTATTATTTTCCGGTTACCTACGTACCCTTTTCTAGCGTGCCACTTATCCTCCCCTGAGAGGCTTGGGAGTTGATACCTTACGAATCCTCGGTCTTCCTCTACTTTCTCGTAGTGTAAGTGGCCCGTAAATACCATGCGGTGAGCGCACTCCCCCCAGGCTTTGGAGGCTTCTATGGCTGCTAGACGTGCTAGGTCTGAGGTTTTTGTTACGCTGTCCCCATGGTGGAAACACAGGAGATTGTTATTGTAGACAATATATTGTCTTGCGTGGGCCGAGTTTATAGTTGTTACGTCTTGGCAGTGTCGGTACCAAGCTTGTAGGTAAAGGTGCAAGCTTACGCTGAGTAGTTGATCGTGGTTACCAGACATAAGGACCATCTCTACGGGAGCTAGTTGGCGTAGTAGGTTGATGTAGTCTGTCATCAGTTCACACCCAGTAGCTAAGATGTCGGACATGTTTCCGTCGTTATCTTGGGGTGTTCCTTTGGTTGTGGTGGCGTGATAGGTATCTGCGTTAAAGAAGTCAGATCCGATGCCTATGATTATTTTTTCTGGGGTTCCGTACTTAGTGACAATGCCCAGGACCTTTTCTGTAGAAGAGATAAGCCGCTGTTTGGCAGTGGGTCGGTCATACTTCTCACCACACTCGTATACGTCCCCGAGCTTACCCCAATGGAAGTCCGTAGGGCTGATAACGGCGACAAATTTTCGTTTGGTGCTAGTGGAAAGTTTTAGTTTGGGTACGCTTTTTGGTGCGCCCCCGCTTACTATCTTTTCTAGCTTTTTGAGGGTGTGAGCTTCGTACTCGCGCCACTTCTTAGCGTCTTTTTGGATGCTTGCCCACTTGTCTCTTTCCAGTCGCGTATAGAGCGCGGCTCTCCGGATTTGTAGAGCCTCGTGGGCAAGCTCGTCTTCCGACCGGGACATAATTTCTTCAGGTGTAAACGGTTCTCTGTCATGCGTAATCTCGTGAACTCGTAAATATTTTACGATCCAATTTCTAGGTAACTGAAATGTTCTAGCAAGCTCGTTTATCGAGGCAGGCGTGCCGTCAAAGTTGCTGTATGCCCGTACAAGGTCTCTGTGGACCTCTCCAGGAAGCTCAATAGCGTGGGGGACGTGGGGGATGTAGGTGGTGTACGTATCTCTCTCCTCGTCGTACCAGATACGCTTATTACTAATATACTGCTTATGATCGACAGCACTGTCGGGCTCTGGGGGTGATTCGGGCTTGGAAATGGAGAAGAGCGGCTCTAGATTGACTAACTCCCCCACCTCTTGGCGGGCTGCCACCCAGCGCCCCCAGCTTTTTAACTCTTCTTTTGAAAAGGGGGGGTTATCCCCTAACTTCTTTTCTAGTCTTGACCAATGTCTTTGCTTGGCTAAGGGTATGACGGTGGCGTCTACAGAGGCAGCAACCTCAAACCACTTTTCTGGAATCCCCCCCCTCTCTAGTAGCTCTAGCTCTAGAGCTTTTACGTAACGTTTAACATGTGTGATGTCTTCAATTGGTATATTTAGTCTTTCGGAGAGAGAGATGTCGTTAAAGGTTTTTAAAGTTGGGTTGTTTATAATTTCTTTGGCGAATTGAACTATATTCTTATCAGAATTCATTCGTCCCCGTGGGGTTTGATATACGGTATCCGATGGGGATTTTACTATATCCTATTGTTACTTCCTAAAACTTTATTGGATTACGAAATTAATAGAATTCTATTAAATAACAATAGTACTACCAAAGGAGTCTCATAAGAGACTTTCTTGTTGACGGGAGAAGGAGGATGGTGAATAATGGCCGTTAACGACCGCTATTGAGGGGGGAACCCCGGTTTGACCCAGGATGGGGCAACACTATTAATAGAGAATACTTTACGGGCTAAGGAGGTTTCTGCCCGTTGGCAGCAAGTGTCTTTGGTGCTTGCTGAGGCGTTATCTTCTCTTGATTTTCATGATGTAGATGATGTTGTGCCCTATTCTGTAGCGCAAGAGGTTGAAGACGCGGTCAGGGCTGGGGATATAGATAAATTATGTGTTTTGCTGAATACCGGGTAACTGTATGAATATAAAGAATGTTAGTATATGTAATTTTTTAATTGTTGGACAGGCGGACGTGAGTTTGAGTAACAGGGGCCTCTGTAGGATTGCAGGGGAGAACTCAGATGATTCCACTTCTTCAAGTAACGGTGCTGGTAAGTCTTCTATTATTGAGGCTGTCTATTGGGCTCTGTTTGGAGAAACTCTTCGAAACGTTCGATCTGCTGACGGGGTGGTTAACAACAGAGTCCAGAAGGACTGCTCGGTGGTGGTGGATCTTGAGGAGGGCGGTACAACGTATCGGATAGAGCGATACCGCAAACACACCAAGCATAAGAACAACCTGTACCTGTACATCAATGACGTGGACTCCCGAGGAAAAGATAATCGGGAGACGCAAAACTATATCGAATCAGTCATTGGTATGGATAAGATGGCTTTTGCCAATTCAGTTATCTTTGGACAGGGGCACAGTAAGAATTTAAAGCGCTTCTCTGAGATGACGGATTCGGAAAAGAAAGAGACTTTAGAGAAGATTCTAAATTTAGACGCGTACGCTAAAGCGTACGACGTTGTTCGAAGCACGATGAAAGAGGACGCAGAGAAGCACGAGCAGCTTCTTGCTAAGGGTGAAGATTTGCGTCAGCGAGCAAGTCTTGTTGAAGACCGTGTGGCAGACGCACTGAAAAAGGCTCAGCAGTTCTCTGCCCAAAAGTCTTTGAGTGTCCAGGCTGCTCAGGCGCGTCGAGATTTGACGGAAGAGCAGGTAACTAACCTTAAGTCTCGGATTTCTTCGCTCTCTGTAGAAGACACTGAGGATGTCAGGGAGATTGTCTCTGCGTGTGAAGAGTTTATAATCTCTGAGCGCGAGAGGAAGAGCCAACTCTCGGACTCGTTTATGGAGAGACGAAACAAAGAACTCTTAATTAAGGGATCTATAGAGAAGGACGTATCTGCGAAGAAAGCTAAGTTGGTTAATCTTTTTGATCCAGAGCACGTAGGCGAAACTTGTGAGTTTTGTGGCAGCATGGTTAAGGAAGATAACCTTGTACTGGCGAAGGATGGACTTCAGTTTGACGTTGAAGATTTATCTCGATCTCTGAAGAGTGTTTCGACCGGAATCGATAAGCTAACGAAAGCCTATAAGAAGCGGGCGAGGCTAATCGATGACTCCATCTCGGAGGGAAAATCTTTATTAGATGCACAACGTGACCACCTTAGGGCGGTGGCTGAGATCGCCAACAAGAGAACTCAACTAGAATATAAGCTTTCTGCCCAGGAAGACTTGCTTACTACGTACGATGAGGCCCTAGAGACAGCCAGCGCCACCGTAAACGTCTGGGAGGACACCGCTGAACAGTACGCAAGTGACCTTGAGAAGCTGTTGGTGGCGTCGATAGAGGTTGACGAGGCGCTAGAGAAGTCACAGGCGTCGTTGAAGTATTATGAGTTTTGGAAAACTGCATTTTCTAGGAAGGGTATTAGGTCTTATCTTCTTGATAAGATTGTACCGTTCTTGAATGAGCGGGTAGGCCACTATCTAAACATACTCACGGAAGGTGGAATTGAGGCTAAATTCCATACGACAAAGCAGTTAGCATCCGGTGAATACCGGGATAATTTTAATCTAGAGATTACTAATCGTAATGCCGCAGATACTTACGAAGGTAACAGCGGTGGGGAAAAGCGCAGGATCGACCTGGGAGTAGCCTTGGGGTTTAATGACTTCTTGGCCGCTAGGTCCGGTAAACGGTTTAATATCCTTCTATTAGACGAAGTGTTCGAAGGCATTGACGAAGACGGACTGTACTATGTCATTAAGGTGTTAGAGGATATTGCTCGGCGCAAATCGTCGGTGCTGGTGATTACCCACCGAGATGAGTTGAAAAGTTACTTTTCGGATGAAATCCTTATTAAGCGGCATGATGGGCTTAGCAATATATGGAACTAGTATGTCTTCTAATATAAAAGAGTCGGTAATATGTGTTTGTGAGAAAGTGTCTAAATTTGATGATTGTATATCTGTATCTAGGTACTTAGATAAGTGGGATTTACGCACTAAGGCTGTAAAGTACTTTTGTAGATCTTGTGAAGAGGGAAGAAAGTCGGCCCATACCTGGCTTAGAGAAAAAAAGGGCTAATAGGGTGTTTGTCCTACCGGCAATCCGGGCCACACCTAGTCCCAAACTGGCGTAGTTCATATAGACTACTTTTGTCTTGACTGTTGGTCCATTATGGGGTACAAGGGGTATGTAAGGTTCATCCTTGCGTTATAGAATTCTTGTCGGAGTGGTGGAATTGGTAGACACCCGAGACTTAAAATCTCGTGCTCTTTCGGGCGTACGGGTTCGACTCCCGTCTCCGACATATATTGATTACATAATACTGGAGTAAGAAATGACTACGATGAGTGTGTTTGGTCAGCGGCAGTTTATGGCGCGGGCTAGATCTGTTTTCCCTTGGGATACGTTTTTTGACCCAAAGGATTATTTAGGAGAGTTTAATAGGATTTCAAAGTCTAATATTGGTTTGATTACTTTTAAAAAGTATTTGGCGATTGTGGCTAAATCGACAATGTTTCCGGAATTAAGTAGGGATAGGAATAGTGGTGCGGCAGAGTTTTTCTATTTTCTAGACCCGACCGAGAAGACTAAGAATACTAAGACTACGTTACCTAAGGTCGAGTCGTCTTCGTTTACTTTGCCGATTTCTGAAGGAGCGTTACTTCAGTTTATATCTCGTGTAAAAGATTTGTGTTCGAGTGAGAAGTGGTATTCCTGTTTTACTTTGTGGCATAAGTATAGTTCTCATGATTTTAGAGAGCTAAAGAGTAAGACGTTTGCAAGCTACATGTCCCTTGCGCTGCGGACTAATTTGTGGGAAGGCTTATCGCGTAGAAAAGGTAAGGGTAAGGTGTATAAGTATTACTGGCCTAAGGATGAGAACGAGTCTGTAACCGTGACGCAGGTTCCTCAGAACGGGCGCATGGGTGCGTCCACAAAGGATTCCCCCCCAGAGTCAAGCTCAGGAGAGCATAAGCCCGATTATCCGGGTTGGATACCCACTAAGGAGGATCCTAAGACGTGCTCTTGCGGTAGTTGGAACCCTTACGAAGCTAAGTTTTGTATGAACTGTGGAAGCACGTTTGGAACTTGTCTCAAGATTGTTGTTCAAGAGAGCGTTCTCGATCTTCGGATTATGTGGAAAGATGAGTTCTTGAAGGATGTAGAGCGCATTAAGCTGCACGTGAAGAACCTAGTTTGTCAGAAGCTTTTGGTGTTCGTGGACGACATGGACGGTGCTGGACTGTTGGCAACGGTTAGCCTAGCGAAGAACCAGGAACGTAAAGAGATGAAGAAGAAGGGGGGGAGTTGATGGACAGAGAGCACGTAGAGTCGAGCATGATTCGATCAGTGGGGTATGACCCCGCAGAGGCAGTCCTAGAGGTAGAGTTCGCCAAGGGGAAGGTGTATCAGTACGCGGGAGTACCAGCCGAAGTATATGCGTCTTTGCTGGGAGCGGACTCTATAGGGAAGGCGTTCTCGTCTTTGGTTAAATCACAGGGTTATACGTATCGTCAGGTATGATGACAGGTGTATTTACATACGTATCGTTCTTAGCGATTTACTATCTGGTTTTGGTATTGCTAGACTTGGTAGGTAGTGTGCTGGAGTATAGGAAATCTATACTATCCGATCAGGTACAAAATCCCGCTGATGTAAAATTTAAAGTAGACTTCAATTCTGATATTGCTGTGTCTTCTTTTATTTACTTAGTCTCTTACTATTCTGGGATTTTTGATGCCTGATTATTTAGATGTGGTTGTCGTTGATTTTGATGACACGCTGTGCTTCTTCCGCGAAGACTTCGTCTGTCAGGAGGTCGTGCCGGGGGCCTTAGACGCCCTGACTAAGATCAAGGCAGCCGGGTACACTATTGTTGTTAGCTCGGCCAGGAACAACGTTGCCTATGGGGGAGGCATGGGGACGGCACACAAGCAGATGGCTACGTTTTTGGATGAGCAGGGCATCCCGTATGATAAGATTGACCTCGGCATGACGGGCAAGCCTGTAGCCTATAGGTATGTAGACGATAAGGCTGTGGGATGTCCCCTTACGCCGTCGGGTGTAGTAGACTGGCCCAGAGTCTGTGAGTTGGTGCTGGGAAAGTGAGGGGGATATTCTCGTAACTACCCCAGAAAGAAAGAGAATTGAGAAAGACCACCACACCAAGAAACCTTGACATTGTGATCATAGAGTACCTACTCTTCAGAAGTTATGGAATCTCGGGAAATAAACATATCTGAGGCTGGAGAACACCTTTTAGGGATTTTCCGAGCGTTACTTGAAATTCCTAAGTTTAGAAAGTTTGTAGATAAGAATTTTGTTATCCAACAGTATTATGATAGCGCGGACGAAAAGCTTCTGCGTGTAGAGATAAAAGATAAGGTAGATTCCGATGACGACGACCCAGGGAGGGAGGCTCTCCACTGAGATTCCTGACTCTTTAGACTTGGTGCCTATCCCCAGTGCTGTTCGAAGTAGGGCGGGCAAAAAAGCTAAGAGAAAGGGCTCTTCTTATGAGAGGGTGCTGTGTAAGGCGTTTTCTGGCCTGTGGGGCTCTAAGTTCTTTAGAACCCCCATGTCAGGGGGTTCCCAGTTAAAGCATGACTACAATCTTGCTGGGGACATCAGCACGCCCGATGTTACGTTTCCTTATCATGTAGAGGCGAAAAACCAAGAAGCCTTGAAGAGCTTCCACAACATCTTTACGTCGTCTAAGTGCCCCGTTTGGAAGTGGTGGACTCAGTGTACAACTGAGTGTCCTTCTGGAAAGATTCCTCTTTTAGTATTCACTAAAAATTATATGCCGTCGTTTGTAATGGTGCCGGGGTTGTATGCGTCTCTTGTAGAGGCTTTATCAGAGACCCTTTTGGGCGCTAACGATGTCCACAACTCTTTTGCTGAGTTGATTAGGGTTAAGGACTGTTCAATAATGACGCTGGATAGGTTTGTTCGGTTTAATAAAGCCCTCCATTTGGAGGCCGCAAAAGAGTATTTATTGTGGGGGTCTGGTCATGAAACAACAGTTGAAATTTCAAAAACTCCCGTGCGTGCTATTATCCGTAAAACCGTTGGATAAGTGTGCGTCCTGTGGAAAAGTTCTTCTTCACTGCGTGTGTGACAGTAACGATTTAAATAAGTAGGTAATCATGGGTGCTAAGCGTTATTGCGTAGCCGTGGATATTCAAAATCTTTGGTATTCGTGTAGGTACTCACACGGGGCCAACTACCGTGTAGATTACCGCGCCTTGTTGGAGTTCGTAGACGATATTGCGGAGGGCGAAGAGTGCCCTATTGACCTGACGGCGTACTTAATTGCCAGCCCCAATCACGACCAAACAAGCTTTATCAATACTCTGAAGAGTTTGGATTTTAGGGTTAAAAAGAGGAACTTGTTTTATGACCCGGATAAAAAACATGCTCAAAATACTAATTGGGATGTTGGTATTACAGCCGATGCTTTTTTTAAAGCGGATACTTATGACTGTTTTATACTTGTTAGCGGGGATGGTGATTTCAGTTACTTAGCGACTCCACTCATGGATCTGGGGAAAGAAGTTATTGTTGTTTCTTTTGAGCAAGCACTAAGTAAGAATCTCGCTAACTCTGTAGACAGGGTTTATTATTTAGGGGACGAATTAGTATATGACCCCAAAGCTAGATATGAAGAGAAGCAACGATATGACGCAGGATCTTAATGATAGTGTGGGGGGGCTTTCTGAGCCTGAGGTCGAAGCGTTACGTAGGGATAATCTAGGAGTATGGTGCGCTCTTAACTCGTTTAAGGTGGACCACAAACCCTTTAGTTTTAAGGGTCGTAAGTTCCTAAAAGATATCTACCTGTGTGATAACCCCAATATCAGCGTTAGAAAGTGTACACAGGTGGGGCTCACCATATGGATGATCCTCAAGGTTCTACATAAGCTACGGTTTTCTGAGCAGGTAGGCCGTCGCATCGCCCGGAAGGCTGGATTCTATTTTCCTGTTTTTGATTCTGTGGCGAAGTTCTCTAAGGATCGGCTCCGTCCCCTTATTTATAATATTCCTGAATTTAAAGAGGTGCTGTCGGGACCTCCTAGTATTGACTTAGTGCAGTTTGGAAATAGTTCTCTGTATCTCTCTTACACTGGAGGCGTGGCCTCTATGGATTCCACCCCGATGGATATCCTGTGTTTGGATGAGGTGCGCCTGATGCAGGCTAAGACTATTAACCAGCTTGAGGAGAGATTAAGCGGTTGTATGGATCCGTCCTTATACAAAATTAGCACTGCTGGGTACCCTAACGACGCTATCGACAAGTCGTTCATGTTGGGAGACCAGCGCTATTGGCACACGGACTGTAAGTGTTCGGATGGAATTATCCTTCCGGACCACTTCCCCAACTGCGTTGGTCAGCGCACAAATTTAAAGAGTGGTAAGCCGGAGTATTTTTATTTGTGTCCGACGTGTGGAAAGGAAGATTTAGATCCTCAAGAGGGGAAATATATATCCCATAACCCCATGTCAGATTATGCGAGCTTTCATATTCACCAGATGCTTTCTCAGTCCAGACCCCCAAAGGCGATTTGGGAGCGGTATATAACGACAGATAATCCGAAAGAGTTTTACAACGCTACTCTTGGGAAGCCGTATGTTGATGAGGATAATATTGGTGTAACTCAAGATGAGCTTATGGGT